GAAAGCATTGTGAACGGCGAACGTGACGAGTTGGCTGGAATCGCGCGCCACACCGCCTTTCGCCGAATGGGCTGGAGCCCATCTTCACCGATGGCAGCACGTGCGCATGCCTCTGGTGCAGATGCGCTGGGCGAACGCCGAATCTGGTTATCTACTGCGCCGCACGCATCGAGACGCGAAGTTCAAGTCCTTGCGGTCTTAACCCGATGCAGAGGGCCACAATTATCCGGAAATCCGCCCTCCTCCTTCACAGTCACAAACATCACCGAAAGAAGTTGAGCTTTAGAATCAACGACTTCGCTGTTCGACCTGATGGGCGAACCGCCGGGGTGATGTTAGTTTTCTTGCAGGAGTGATCGCGTCCGGGGACATTGGGCGCGCGACAAGCGGAAGGAAGAAGCAGGCGCGAGGGACTGACGGAACCTCCGAATGATAACAAGCAACGATGCCAAGAATAATTCTCAGGCTACGGCGAATCCAGCGACTGTAAGGGGAACAGTGATGAACGCGACCGAAGCCGGATTGAAAGATGGAGATCAAAAAGGGAAGGGAAACCACGAGCGACGGCTGGCGAGTGCGATTGACGACGCCATCGAAAGCATTCGCGAAAAGCTTACGACCGATGACTTGCGCGCCTCAATCAGCGATCTGGTGAGACTGATTCAGCTCCGGAAGGAGCTGAATGATGAAGCTCCGAAGCAGGTGACGGTTCGATGGATAGAGGAATGGAAGAACTCACCTGCGAACGAAGAATAAAGTACAAGCCGCTGCCGAGCCAGAAGAAGTTTCATCAATCGAAGGCCCGGTTCAAAGGCTTCTCCGGTCCTATCGGATCGGGTAAAAGCCAGGCGCTTTGCCATGAAGCGATTCGCCTCAGTTATCTGAACGCCGGACGAACCGGCCTGATCGGGGCGCCGACTTACCCGATGCTTCGGGACTCTACGGTGGCGGCGCTGACAGAAACACTCTCCGAAAACGAGATCCCGTACGAACTGAACCGCGCGGAAAATTTCGTACTGATGAAGGATACGGGATCGAAGATCCTGCTGCGATCGCTCGACGAATTCGAGAGACTCCGTGGAACGAATCTGGCGTGGTTCGGCATCGACGAGCTGACATATACGCAGGAAGGCGCGTGGCTCCGGCTCGAGGGCCGGCTGCGCGACCCGAAGGCTACACAGCACTGCGGCTTTGCGGTGTGGACCCCCAAGGGCTACGACTGGGTGTATCGGAAGTTCGTTGACAAGCCGTTGGACGGGTTCGAAACGATTCTCGCGAGACCTTACGAAAACAAGTTTTTGCTCGAGAGGCTCCCGGACTTTTATGACAGGCTGCGTGGAAGCTACGACGAGAACTTCTTCCGTCAGGAGGTTTTGGGCGATTACCTGAACGCCAAAGGGAATCTGGTATACAGCGCGTTCAGCCGTGACCTGAATCTGAGAGAGATGGAGTTAAAGCCAGGCGCGCAGCTAGTCTGGGCGCTCGATTTCAACGTTGACCCAATGTCTTCGATTGTCGCCCAGAGGGTGGCCGATGAGGTTCACGTACTGGACGAGATTGTTCTGAGACGAGCGACGACGGAAAACGCGTGCGTCGAGTTTGAACGGCGTTTCGGACATCTGGACCAGGAGATCACTATCTACGGCGATGCGTCGGGTTCGAGCATGCAGACGACGGGCTCATCGGATTACGAGATCATTCGGGACTTCTTCCTTGCGCGGCGAATGCGGACAAGCCAGCTGATTGAACGAAAGAACCCGCTGGTGCGGGATCGAATCGCGGTGATGAATTCCAAATTGCGCAACGCGAACGGCGAAGCCAGTTTGTTCGTTCATCCGCGGTGCAAGGAACTGATCGCGGATTTCGAGCAGGTTTGTTATCGGGAAGACTCAATGCAGATCGACAAGGATAAAGATCGGATGCGGACGCATCTCTCCGATGCGCTGGGTTATCTGATCTGGCAGCAATTCCGCGTCGGGAAGATCGGCGAGAGAGGACATCGGGTGGTGTAGCGGGCGAGCCCGGATCGGAATATAACGGTGAACACGCATATAGAGCAGGAACATCCGGATTACACGAGCCGCGCGCAAATGTGGCGGCGATACCGCGATCTTTACGCCGGCGGCGAGCAGTTCCGGCAGAACGCTCACGAGTATCTGGTGCGGCGCCACAAGGAGCCGCTGGACGTTTACCAGGAACGGCTGACCCGAGTGTTTTACGAGAACTACATCGGGTCGATTATCGACTGGTACACGGCGACGCTGGTGCGGAAGGAGCCCGTGCTGGAGTTTTCCGGCGCGAACGAACGCGCGAGGAGCTTCTTTGCAGAGTTCGTGGAGAATTGCGATCTGAGAGGGACACCCCTGACGCAGTTCTTCAAGCAGCAGCTTACTGAAGCGCTGGTTTGCGGGAAATCTTACATCGTGGTTGACTTCCCGCGAACCGGGCCAGCGCGCACAAGGGCGGAAGAAGACGCAAGCGGCCGAAGCCGGTCATATCTGGTGGGTTACACCGCAGACGAAGTCATTAACTGGAGCTTCGATCTCCGCGGAGAACTCGAGTGGGTCGTGATCCGGACATCATGGCTGAAGCAGGACAGCGTGAAATCCTTCGGGTGGAAGCGCGAGACACGGTGGATCTACTACGATCGCGAGCGGTTCGAGGCATATGAGCGGCGCGGCGTGGATTCGAAAGATATTGAGCTGGTGGATGAAGGGCCGCACGGGTTCGCTTCCATCGGCCGGGTTCCGGTGTTCGAACTGCGTGTGGGCGATGGCCTCTGGCTGACGAATAAGGTAGCGCTGCTGCAGCTCGAGCATTTCAACAAATCTAATGCTCTGGGGTGGGCGCTGACGATGGGCCTGTTCGCGATGCCGGTGATCTATTCAGACCGCGAATGGAATCAGATTACAGGCGAGAGCTATTACATTCAGCTCGGTCCCGAAGATAAGTTCGGGTGGACGGAACCAGAGGGAAAGGTCTACCAGATTGCGGCCGACAACCTGGTACGCCTGAAGGACGAGGTATATCGCGTCTGTTATCTGATGCAGCAGGCTGACGAAGGGGCCGGAAGCCAGCAATCAGGCGTGAGCCGCCAGCTTGACTTCAGCATCACCGAGGAGATTCTGAGGGCGTACGGGTCTCTGGTAAAGGACTCGATGCGCCACGTGCTTACGGCGATTTCGGAAGTCCGGCAGGACGGGCTGTCGGTGGACGTTTCCGGCATGGACGAGTTCGACATTACGGAATTCGGTGTTGATGTTCAGGATGCGAGGAGTCTGCTGGATCTGGGAGTGCAATCACCGACTCTGAAGCGCCAAGTATTCAAGCGGATCGCGATGAAGTATCTGGCTGACTCGCGACAGGAGATCAAGAACCAGATTATGTCGGAGATCGACGCAGCCGCAGGAAACAACTAACCGGGAGATCGAGAGATATGGACGAGCCAATCAATGTGAACGCGATCGTACAGCAGGCGATCGCCGAATACATGCGCCAGGACACTGTCCGGCGCGAACCGGCCTATAAGGCGGAGCTACAGGAAGAACGCCGCAAGCGGGAACAACTCGAAAAGCAGATGAACGATCTGGTGGAAGAGAACCGCAGAAGCCGACTGATGGCGGACGAGGCGCAAAGGAGCGCTGCAATCCGGGCTGAGTTGCAGAAGCTGGGTGTTTCGAAAGTGGATCTGGCTTATAAAGCCGTGCAGGACGGAATCGTTCGTATGGAAGATGGACGACTGCTGGCCAAAACCGATCGGGGTGACCAGTCCGCAACCGAGTTTCTGGCCGGATTTGTTCAGGATAATCCTGAGTTTCTGCCTGCGCGGATCGCGGGAGGAACGGGAATGACGGGGACGCAGAAGAGCGGCCCTGCGGCAGGATCGACTACCGTGGACATCGATCGGATCAGCCCGTCGATGAGCAAAGAAGAACTCGAGCGTGTGCGACAAGAGATTCTGAGAGTCGCGTCGCAGACGCTGCGGGGAGCATAGTCGAAGTCTACTTCAGACTTTGCTCCAGGCAACAGGGATCTGAACGCGTGAAGCGCGGCGACGGAGACGAGCGCAGCGCGGAAGGCGGCCAGTAAGGGCGTCACAAGCAGGACGGCAGGCGGGCCGGGATCAGGGGTTCCCGGGTCGCTGGGCCGTCCTTTTCTTTTGGCGGCTTTGATTTACGGCGCGCAACGGCGACCCGAGTGGCGGCGCGAGCGCCTGAGAGTACTAAGGAGAAAAATGCCATCAATTACGTCAGCTAACGTAGCAAACGCGATTGTGAAGCTGGTAGCGGCGGACGCCCTTCCGGCCCTCGTCGGGAACCTCGTGATGGGGAACCTGGTGAATCGCGACTACGAACCGACACTGGCGCAGGCGGGAGATACGGTCAATGTGCCGATCGCTCCTCAGCTTGTGGCCAACAACATCGCGGAAGGCGGAGCGGTGACACCGCAGAATCCGAGCCTCGGGAACGCGCAGATCGTGCTGAACACGCATGCCGAAGCGACGTTCCAGATTCCGGATGTGACGAAGGTGCTTGCGGTTCCGGACCTTCTGAAGGTATATATGCAGCCCGCAGTGGTTGCGATCGCAGAGAAGATCGAAAACGATCTGCTCAACCTCTATGCCGGTTTCACCGCGAACACTCCGGTGGGAACGGCGGGGACTCCGGTGACCGAAGCGGTTATCGATCAGGCCGAAACCAGCCTGTTCACCGCGAAGGTTCCGGTGAGCGAGCCGAAATACCTGATCGTTGACAGCAACACGTATTCGGCGATGCGCCAGATTCCGCGCTTCAGCGAATACGACAAGATGGGCGACGCTGGTCTGCGCGCGATGGTGGACGGCACGTTCGGAAAGATCAAAGACTTCTTTGTCTTCCGTTCGCAGTATGTGCCGAAGACCGGAAGCTCACCGGTGAACACGCATAACCTCGCGTTCTGCAAGGATGCGATCGGTCTTGTGATTCGCCGTCTGCCCCAGCCTCTGCCGGGGACGGGCGCAATTGCCGAATACGCCGAACTGGGCAATTTCGGGATGCGCGTCACGATGAGCTACCAGCCGAACACGCTTTCCCAGCAGTTTACGGTGGACGTGCTGTACGGCTGCGCGGTTCTTCGCAACAACTTCGCAGTGCAGGTGAACAGCTAAGCAGGGTTTTGCCCGGCGATTTCGCAGCGGCAGGAGACTGCCGAGGAGCGGCTTCGCCGGATCGATTGATCTGAACAGTGCCGAACGCGGCGCGAAGGCGAACCATCGTTTTCGCGCCGGCTTCGGCGTGGTGAAAACAACACAGGAGAGAGCGGATGGATTTGCGAGCTTACTACAGAAAGCTTCGAGAGGTAGAGGGGACGATTTCGGAAGAGCACGTCGTGCTTGTGAGCAATGCGACTTCGGAAGGCGGAAAGGCTGGAGTCCGGACAGAGGCGCCCAAAGCGGTTGCGGCGAAGTTGATCGCCGAAGGGCGGGCGCGGCTGGCGAATCCGGAGGAAGCCGAAGAGTTTCGCAGCGCCATTCGGCTGGCAAAAGAGAAATTCGACCAGGAAGAAGCGGCCCGCCGGATGCAGGTCGTGGTGATTCCAGCGGATCCGCGCAGGGTCAAAGAGCGGAGCTAACAATGGCGCTGTTTATCGACGGGCCGGCCAATTCGGTAGACGCGTTGATGGATGAAGACAGCGGACTGCTGGATACCGCGGAGACATGCGGAATCAACGTGAGCAGGAAGCTGCGTCTTGCCTGGGAGGAGATCCAATCGGATCTTTACCTGTGGCTCGATCGTCCGCGTCCGGCGCTGGAGGTCGTCTGGGCTCCGACGCCGCGGATAGATCAGATCATTGTGAACGACCCGCTGCGCAGATGGGAGCGGATGAGCGCCCTTGCGCATGTTTATCGGGACGCTTACTTCAGCCAGCTCATCGATCGGTATCAGGCGAAGTGGGATGAATACACGGCACTCACTCGAAGCGCGAGGGAGATCCTCATCGCAACCGGACTTGATTTGACGGGTGATCCAATCCGGAAAGCGGAGCCACCGCTGCTGAACACTACCGCGGGGGCGGGCGCCGCTGGGATGTTCTACGCGAGCGTGGGGTGGGTGAATGCGGCTGGACAGGAGGGACAAGCTTCCGACGCTTCATCGATCGCGGTGGCAGCTGGCAGATATATGACGGTGTCCACTGCTGGCACGCCCTCCAATGCGGCCGGCTTCAACGTGTATGCGGGTTCGGCGCCGGATTCGATGGCGCTGCAGAATGCGTCACCCCTTGCGTCAGGCAGTTCGTACACGTATGTTCCGGGAATGGTGAGCGGCGGGCGCGGTCCGGGGCGCGGACAGTGTTCGCAGTTCAAGCGGCGTTTGACAAGAACAATTCTGAGGGGATAGAGAGTGGCTGGAATCAGCGGAACACTGACGACGGCGGTCGTTTCGAAGCTGACGTCGACGAGTCAGGGAGTGAATATCCGGATCGGCGCGATTACGCGGGGTGATACGACGCTTGCGCCGGTTGCGGTGAAGTCTGTGCTGGCTCAGAACGTCAGCGTCGACATCAGCGACAACACGGGGCACACGCAGTATCCGTCGATTCTTGTTTATTGCGACAAGTTGTCCAACGCGATGACCGAAAAGTTTCGGGAGTTTTCCGGACATGCGCGCATGAATGCCGAGGTGCGGCATTCGGAGGACAGGCTCGATCGAGTGCAGGCGAATCTGCAGACGACCGTGGATGCCGTCTGCGCGCTGCTGGCGGATTCTCGGGGCGACTGGGGGAACGGCGCGTTTTACACAGGTGGCTACGACGTGACGTATGAACCCGTAGTGCGGGGCGGGAAGAACTTTCTGCAACGCGCGAAGGTGAGCTTCGAACTGGAGGTCAGCAGGTAAGGCATGGCGTACATATCATCAAACGCGAACCGCTGGTATTGCGGGAAAGAGGCAAGCTACGGGGCGACGCCGACGATCTCGGCGGCGAACCGGATTCCGGCGGTGAAGCTGAGCTCGCACCAGCAGGTGGCGCGGAGCCAACGGAAAGACAAAACCGGGAGCCGCACGTGGGCCGGCAATCCCACGGGGATGCGGCGGCAGACGACGTTCAATCTGACTTCATACATGCGGGACTGGCCGACCGGCACCGGTCTGCCGGCATATGGACCGCTGTTCGAGGCGGTTATGGGTGCTTCCGGCGCCCTGTGGGCCGGAGGCAACGCGGCCGGCGGGAGCACAACGACAACTATCCGGTTTACTTCTCCGCACGGGCTTGCGCCGGGACAGGCAGTGAGCAACGGAGCAGAGATTCGATTCGTGGCGGCAGTTGCGGACTCGAAGACGGTAGTGCTGAACGCGCCATTTACGACGGTACCGGCTCCGGGCGCGCCTCTCGGACCGACCGCGACGTATGCGCTGGGTTCGGACCTTCCGAGCGTGACATTGTTTGATTACTGGGACCCCGTGACAGCGGTGCAGCGAATCCTGACTGGCGCGGCGATGAATACGTTGAGCGTAAAACTGAACGGCGATTTCCAGGAACTGCAGTTCGGTGGCATGGCGCAGGACATTATAGACAGCTCGTCGTTTCAAAGCGGTGAAGGCGGATTAACCTCCTTCCCGGCCGAGCCGGCGCTTTCAACCTTCAGCTATTCGCCGGTTCCGGGAAATCTGGGCCAGGTGTGGCTGGGCGTTCTGCCGACTGCGTTTCTGACTGTAAGTTCGGCGACGATCGACATGCACAACAACATCAACATGCGAACGAACGAATTTGGCTCATCTCTGCCGCGCGGCATTGCGCCGGGAGCGAGAGAGGTGACGATGACACTCGAACTGTTCGGGCAGGACGACGACGCGACCACCGGCCTTTATCAGGCCGCGCGTCAGCTTTCGCCACTCAGCGTGATGTTTCAAACGGGCCAGGCGAGCACACAGCTGATGGGCGTTTATGTAAAGAGTATCGTGCCCGATCTGCCGCAGTTCGACGATACGGACAACCGGCTTAAGTGGAAATTCAGCAGTTCCAGGGCGCAGGGCACAGCCAACGACGAGCTGGTGGTGGCGTTCGCATAATTATGCATTGGGAAGGCAAATTGGTGAAGGCGTCGCACACGCGGCCGGGTGTGGAGTTCGTGATCGCGCGGATGACCTTTGGACGGCGGCTCGAGTTGATGCGGCGAGTCCGGGATCTGGCGGCTCGGTTGGAGTATTTTGAAGCCGGCCGTGAGGAGCGACACCGGATGGAG